TCAGCTCCTAGTGGCACAAAACCACCTTCTCTATAATCTTTTTCCATACCACCTAGGTCCATAATTCCACCATCTGCTTTTCTGTTTCTTAAAGCATCATAGATCATTTTTGACTCTTCATCTAAAGGACCACCCATGTAGTCTTGACCTTCTATAAATTCATCAGCACCTTTACTACCTATTCTTAGTCTTTGAGCAATTAAATCTAGAGCACCTTCGTCTACAGAGTTAATAATATATTCACCATCTGCATCCTTAGTAATGTCATAACCTTCATCAATTAAACCATCTATAACTTGTACTGCTTTTTTTGATTTAGGTGTTATAAAAACATCTTGACCAACAGCTTGTGCTTGTAATCCAGCGTCTGTCATAACATCATCATCACGTATCTGAACACTTATATCTGCATCATCAAATAGAGACTTAACTTTACCCACACCAGACTTTATCATCTGACCTGCTTTTTGTAATACACCTCCACCTATTCGGTATCCATCTCTTGGTATACTGGCTAATCCACCTTCAGCAGCGTAGAAAGATCTTTGTACTGCAGCTTTAGGAGGCATAAAATATAATGCAGAGTTTGTTGGATCTGAGTAGTATGCTTTAGCTTGACTTCTGATATCTTCTATGTCTGGCTGAGGCATACCAAATGGTACACCTGTATCCTCTTCTTCATCACCACCCATAAAGAATGGCGCTGCAAGTGAAGCTGCACCTAAGCCTGAAAGCGCTGCTCTACCCAAACTAAAATCACCTGCTTTATCTCTAACTAGTCCTCTTAATAAACCAGTGTCTTTTGCAAATAGTTTACCAATACCACTACCAAAATTTCTAAAGTTTGCTAGACCTCCTCTAAGTCCAGCTCCACCAGGCATAAAACCACCTGCTAAATATGCACCACCTGCTAATAAAGCTGCTTTACCTAGTGGTGATTTAACTATTTTTTTAATTGGTTTAGTTATTTTTTTAACTAGTTTACCTAAGAAATATCCTTGTCTCTGGTCTTCGAGACCCATAATGCCACCCATATTACGCATTTGTCTTTCCATATTCATTCTTGAAATTGCCATAGTTTTACCTTTTATCGCCTTTTTGTTCTATAATCAATCATATATCTCTAGCATATCTGCTAGTCCGCCGTCCATATAGTAAACTCTACCACCATCGGCCCAGCCCCAGCCACCATCAGTTCGATCAGTTTTTGCTCCACCGCTTGATTTTGCTTGTTGAGAACCACCACCCATTGAAGCAGCATCTTTACCACCACCTTGACCATAGGCAGAAGAAGCAATACCACCTCCACCACCTTGAGTAGTTGTACTAGCTACATCATCCGCAGTAACACCTATTTTATCCACAATATCTTTATCTTTTGCAGCTTGTATTTCAGCAGCTTTTTGAACCGTGTCAGCGTAGTCTTGATTTTGTTTTGTGTAAAAATTATATTTAGCTCTTACCATTTTAGTCATTTGATTTGCTTTCATTGCTGCTGCTATAGACGTTTCATCATCATCATCAGCTTCAAACATTCCTGTTGCAGGATTAAATGTTGCACCTTGATAAGCAGATTTACCACCTATTGCTCCTGTAGCACTTAATGCATCACCAAGTTTTTCTGATTCAACACCAACTCTTTCTGCATAATTACCAAAACCAGATCTAGTATTTAGTCCAAAAGGATCTTTACTTAAACCAGAGTCATTTGCACCAAATACTGTTGGACCTGTGTAGCCCATATTTTTTGCAATAAATGCTTGATCGGCTACCGGTAAGTTAGAATAGTTATCCATCTTACCTAAAATTGCTCCCAATATTCCTGGACCCATTGAACCATACGGTTTGTTATATCCTTCTTCTAAAATTTGATCTGCTGATTGTGGTTTAGTAAAACCAAGCTTATCATAAAAAAAATCACTTATTCTTCTATTAAATGTAGGTTTTTCTGCTGGTATATAACTTGGACCCAATTGTCCTGTAGCATACTGCATTCTGTAATCTTGAATTTTATCATCTGCATAGTCCATTACTTCTTGTGGGTCTCTTAATCCTGTAAAACCTTGAAAATATTCTCCAGCATCTTGTGCGGCTTTTGCTTTATTGTATTGTCTAGCAGCATTATTAAAATTGTACATGGGTTGGTCATATGTGCCTTCAACCATTCTTGCTCCAGGAAAACTTGGAAATTGTGCTTCTGCTAATGGTCTATTTAATTCTGTTAATCTATTTTGTCTGTCGGATATTGTATTAAAAAAATCTGAAGTTAAACCACCTATGGTACCAGTATAGGTGCTACCTCCACCTCCACCACCTGTAGGAAGAGTAGTTATGCCTCCTGTATTAGGCGGGGTTGTTGTAGAGTCATCGGTAGGTATTTGAAATGGGTTTAGTAAATATCTACTTTGAGGTATGTATTTAAAACCTGCATCATATACTTGTTGATCGTATGGGTTATAAAATCCTGGTGGCATTATAATTTAGCGTTGCCTCCTATCGGTAAAGCTTCTACAGTTACTTTAACATCTCTTTTAATATCTTCAGCTACGGTTTCTGTATTTGAATCTTGCACATCTTGCATTGCTTCTGCATCAGAATTATACTCTTGGCCTGTTTTTGTATTTGTCAATGTTATTTCTGTCTGTGGTGTAATAATTTTAACTGGTTTACCATTTATAACCTCTATTCGATATGATGCTTCTGTTTCAATAAATGACATATTTAATCCCTGTTTATTTCAAGTATAGATGCAATAACATGTAATTCATTTGCATCTGCTGCTTGTGCCTTTAATACCTCATTTTCTTCTAAAATTAAAGGGTGAGTTAACAGCTCTGTTGTTGCTTTTGAGGCTATAGATTTGTCTTTAAATAAATTAAATACCGCAGCTGCAGCATTTGTTATGGTAAAAGTTATTGTAGACCCTGATCCAGCATCTTCAGATACTAGGATACTTTTAATTACAGCCCTAGAATCGGACGGTGTAGTATATATTACAGTGTTATCTGTAGTAGTAAGATCTATTAATTCGTTTTTATATATGTTAGCCACTTATAAACCAAGAGAATCTCTCTTGCTCCTGTTTTACTTCATTTAAAAATGTAGAGTTTAACTGATCTTTCATAATAGTTAAAGCTCTGTTTATTTGTTTTTGGTTAGATACATCGTATTCTATTTTTGGTTCAGGTATTCTTATATTTATTTTTGTCATTATCTACGTCCGTCTCCCTGCACATCTAATCTTAATGTACCAAATCTCCACTCTTCACCAGAACTATCGTTTTCTATTTTAACGTTTACAAACCTACCTCTAGCTCTTGTATCTTTTTTAAGTGTAGTTGAGTCTATTGTAAAAGGACTTAATGCTGTGGTAGTATTTGATTCTTGTGGATATCTCTTGACACCTAGACTTACTTTAGCATTTCCAGTTAGCGCTTTAAAATCAGGTACAAATCTTCTCATTGCTAGAAAAAATTCTCCTGAAACTTTTGGTCCAGCAGCTTGTCCTGGTCTAGTGTTTTGTCTTTGCTCTATATCAATATCATAAGATTGCACGAAAGAAGTAACTGTTGTAGTAGAACCATCTTGGTTAACTTGGTCTGTACCAACTTCGTGTTCAAAAAACTGAGTACGACCTAGTCCACTTTGACCTACCACTGCAGGAAAACTTCCATTGCTTGAAGAGTCATATTTAGTAGCATAAGGTTTAGGATATACAATTGCATCAATCCAAGATGTTCTTGACTCTGTTCCTGTGTACCATATTCCTCCTGGCATTCTAGAACTGCTAGACTCACCATAATTAAACACAACATATTTATCGTTAAAACTAGATCCTTGTGAAGGATAGTACCAAACAACTTCTGTAAATAAATTGTTAATACCCGCAGCAACTTGTTGACCTTTGGTAGTATCAAAATTGTTGTATACAAAATCTTCTACCGTGCATGGTAGAGATTTAACTGTACCATCAAACATAAAGAAACCATTTGGTGATAACCAAAAAGCAGCACCATCTATTTCTACAACAGCATTCTTTCCTATCAACCCACAGTTTGTACCTACTTGCTCAAAGCTAAATGTAAAAGGTGCACCTACAAATTTCATTGTGTACAAAGCATTATCTGTAAAAACTAATATTGTTTCTTTTGCTTTAATAGCACTAATAATTTTAGTACCATCTTGTAACCTAAAATCACCGGCACTGTTAGTTGCTGTAATTGTATAGCTGTTTATATCCTCTTGATTAGAAAATCTTATAAACATATCATCTTGTGTTGTCGTATCCCCAATAGTTGTTTCCGTTCCAAAATGACATAAGTGTCTTGTTGTTGGTGATATCAAAGTTAATCTTGATGCAGTAGGATTTGATGTTGTAGAAAAACTAGACGTGCTTGTTGATGCTCTAACTGTTAAAGGTGATGCAGCTCCTGCATTCCATGTAAATGTTTTACCGCTTGCAATAGTTGCAACAAGTACTTGACCAAAATTATCTAAACTCCATAGACCAGGTTCAAGAGTTACTTCTGATGCTAATACACCTTCACCCCAGTCAGAAAAGTTTGTTGCATCAGTAACTGCTGTTCCTGTGTTATGAGATGCATTATCTGTTCCGTTAACATTTCTTACAATACTTTGTAAGTTTGGTGATGATATAGATGCATAAGATATTAATTCACTCTCTACTAAAATTCTACCAGCAGCAGTAAAATTTGTTGTAGCATCAAGTGTAACATTAGTACCAGAGCCACCTGTACCTGCTGAGTTTGCACTTAGTGATCCGTCTAATGTTGATGTAGCAGCACCTGACACAGATCCATTCCATTGAGATATACCAAAACCATAACCATAGTTTTGTGCAGAAGGACCTACTTTTTCATAAGGCTTAACTGCAATACTACCACCTGTTGAAACGGTACCACCAGCATTGCTGCTTTGTGTAATTGTAAAAGTTGTAGGTGATGGAACTGATGTTATTTGAAATAATTTATCTTCAAAATCTGATGCACTAAAACCTGTACCGCTTGGTAATGTAACACTATCTAATAAAACTATGTCTCCTGGTTCTAATCCATGAGAGGTAGAAGTAGTTATTGTACAAACAGCTGAAGCATTTACAGTTGCAATAGTAGAAGAAGACAACGTTGCTTTTAAAGGCGTGATGTCAAATAACTGTCCTTCAAAATATAAAAGTAAAAATTTATCTGTTCCAAGAGCTACGTATCTGTTTCCATTTAAATCGACAAATGCGTGTTGTTTTCTAGCAACACCGACAATAGTATCAGATATTAAAGAAGACCAACCACCAACTTTTTCAGGCAAGTTATATCTAAATCTTACGTTATCGGAGTCTACCCATCTATTTTCTGCGCCAGCAGAGGTGTTTTGTTTATCTACACCAGGTAAAAAGTTATACTCAATAAGAGCCATGATCCCTGCTCCCTATGCCGTGTTAGTCTTAAATGCCCAACCTCTTGTTGCATCTACATACACTAATGTAAAAGCTTGACCATTAGTTGTTAATGTTAGGTTTGATGTACCTGTGTTTATTGGCTGACTGTTTCTATTAACAATCAAGTTGTTAGAGTTAAAAGTTCCTCTTGCATCAATAAAAGTAACTTCTGATCCAACTGCAGGTGATGCAGGTAAAGTTACTGTAATAGGGTTAGCTGTTGTATTTGCAAATATTTGATCACCATCTACTGCAGTGTATGCAGTAATTGTTGAAGAGTTTAAAGTTACATAACCTTTGCTACGAATACCAAGGCTGACGTTTGTACCATCTGAATATACTAATGACTTAGATCCAACAGGTAATACAACCCCGGATCCTGATACTGTTTTAACTGTAATTGTATATAGAGCAGAAGTGCCTCTTGTCGTTGCATCTTCAAATACTATAATTCTTTCAGCACCATCAGGTATAGTTACACTTCTATTTGCACCTAACGTACCTGTTAGTTTAATGTATATGTTTTTACCATTTGATGTTGCACCATTATCTAGTGCTAAAGTTAGATCACCAGATGCTAATTGTGCAGAGGATAAGTAACCTGTAGCTAGTTGTTCTAAGATCTGTAGGTTTGTATTAGTAATTGTACCCCAAAGACCTGCTTTTTCACCTGTAGCTATAAGCTCTAATTTTGAATTTGTTGAAAAACTTGATGCCATAATTCTCCTAATACGGGTCTATATTAACCCATGTTTGTGATGCTCCTGGGTCTATAGGTTGCCATGTAATGATACCAGGATCATTGACAGTAAGAGTCATAGGCACGCCTGTAGGACTTACATTCGCAGCGGCTGTTATTGTAACACTTCCAGTGCCAATGGTCAATTGGTTTCCAGTAACTGAAACGTTAGCTGCCGCTGATACTGTAATTGTACCAATACCTAAAGTTAATGGTGTAGGAGTAGGTGTTACATTGGCTGCTGCAGCAATAGTTAATGATCCAAAGCCAAGTGTTAATGGACTTCCAGATGGTGTTACAAAAGCTCCTGCTAGTGCAGAAGAACTACCAATAGAAAGAGTTAATGCATTAGCGGTTACATT